GATCCGATGCCCTTAGCCAGTTTGGTCCAGCTGAATGCCGACAATATAGCGACGGCGCCAGACAGGATCAGGATGGCTGTAGCAAGTTCATTCAGGGCAAAGGCGATCACAGAAATCTGAATGATACCTCCGAGACCAGCGATCTTGCTGATGACCGCCATGCCCGCGAGGAGCTCGGTGAACATCAGGGTGATCGCAGTCAGCGCGGAGGTAAGCTTTCCTGTGTCGATGAACGACAACGCAACTACCGAAGCTGTGAGGATTCCCACCGCCGCGGCAATTTTCAGCAACGTCGTTGCCTTGAGGCTGTTCTGCATCGACTTCAGGGTATTGGTGAGACCCTCGAAGGTTTCGGTGATCTTGCCCTTGATGTCATCGAGGAAGCCGCCGCCTTCGGTCTCCTCCCCGAAGCTCTTGATGAACTTCCGGACCTGCAGGAGGATCAGACCGAACAGACCCTGGTTCAGGACGTGCTCGACGTTGGCGAACGAGCCACTCGAGATGGACTGCGCGATCGCCGAACCGAGACTGCTGAAAGCGCTGACGACGGTTCCGATGAACGGCTGGATGACGCCGTACACCTTCTTGGCCGCATTGCCCAGCTCACCGAATGCACCGACCATCAGCCCGATCAGCTTGATCGGAGCCCCGATCACCTTGCCGATGTCAACGAAGACGGTGGCCAGCGCCGAGCCGTTCTCGAGGGCATCCTTGATCTTGACGATGAAATCGCCGATGTGCCCAGTGAGATTGACGACGGAACTGCCAGCCTTGCCAGCTCCGCTGAACATCGAGATGATTCCGGAGGCGACGTCCTTGATGACGTCTACTCCTATTTTGATGATCGAGAACAGACCATCGAAGGTACTTCGGAGATCGGCGGCTGCGGCCTTGCTGATGTGCAGCTTGTCTTCGAGGTTCTCGAACATCAGAACAATGTTCATCAGTTCGACCGCTGTTGCTGGCGGGAAGACGTCGTGGAACGCCTGACCGATCGGCTTTAGTACAGCGCCAATCTCCTGGAACGCCGTCTTGATGGCATGAATGACCTCCGTGCGGCCACCAAGCTTGTCGAACTGCTGAAGAAACTTGGCCAGGTTGTTGACCGGACCAGTGAACGCATTCTCGAGGGTGTTGTGGATCGCCGAGAGTGTCTTCGTCGCCTCGGTGCTGTTGCCGATCACAGCTTCCCAGACGCGAGACCACGCGGTCGCTACTTCCTCGGCCAGGGCCTGGTGCAGCTGCGTGACAGTACGAATCTGGGTGGCGGACTGGACTGCAGCTTTGGCAGTGGCCTGGATCTGCTTGATCTGCTGCTGGCTGTAGCCCATGGACTTCAGCTGCTGGTTGCTCAGGTCACCGGTAAAGGTGGACAGCGTCTGCGTCAGGATCTTCGACGACAGCCAGCCCTGCTGAAGCGAGTTCCGGAAGGAACCAGCCTTCTTGATGATGGCGTCGATGTTGACGCCGGTCGCCCGGGCCGTGTTCTCCAGTGCGGTCTGGAAGACCTTGCCGCCAAGACCTGCGTTGACGACCGAGTTCCAGTCCTGCAGGTTGACCTTGCCGTTGGCGATCGCCTGAGACAGCTGGTACATCGCTGTCGAGGCTTGCTCTGCGCTGGATCCGGATAGGGCAGCCAGGTTGGCGATACCCTTGATCGAGGAAACCGACGACTTCAGACTTACACCGGCGGCAGTGAATGTGCCGATGTTGTGAGCCATCTCGCCGAAGTTGTACACCGTCTTGTTGGCATACGTGTTCAGCTCATTCAGCGCACCCGTAACGTCCTTGAGGCGAGTGCCCTCGGACTGGGTGTTGGCCAGGATCGTCTGGATCGCGTTGATCTTGGTCTCGTAGACGTCCAGACCGGCCTTGATCGGGTCGATCGTGAACGATTTGACGAGTGAGAGGCCTGCGCTGACTGCCCGGGAAGCAATCGTGGCAAGGGCGGCGACTCCGATGGTTCCGAGAGCGCTGAACTTCGACGCCATGCCCTCGACGTTCTGAGCCATACCGGCCAGCGAGAAACGCTTACCCGCGGCATCGATGTCATCCAGGCTCTTTGCCGACCCACTCAGGTTCAGGCTGCTCTTCAGCTTTGCCAAAGCAGAGATCACCGTCGACGTGTTCTTGACGAAGTCGGCCGCCTGGAACGTCATCTTGACGATCTTCTCTTCGATGCTGTTGCTCACCGCGAAGTCACCTCCTTCCAGACCTCATTCGCGATCCGGTCAAATATGGGCCGCATGGCCGGGTTGATGTAGTCTCGTCCATCGATGTAGCCGCCGGTGCCAGTTCCGTGCCCGTACTGCAGGATGACGGCGATCTGAACGCCCTCGTTCTCGTGCGAGTTCTTCCAGGAAATCTGGTAATTCCCCGCGGAACCTGTTATGTCATAGCTCCACGAGGCCGCTGTCTCCCCAGAGTCCACTGGAGTAGCCGCGGCCAGAGCGTCAACGCCTTGCTGACCGTACTTAGCCAGAATATCGCCGACACTCATCCCTCTCAGGAAAGCCAGGAACCGGTCGGTCTTATCGAATGAACCGGTTGATGTGAAAGTTACAGGCATCCGGTCCCTTTCAATTAGACCCAGGATCCTCCGACACGACGCTTTGGATTAGCGAGAACCCACGCACCGCCAATTCGGACTTTGGTCGTTGCGTCGACCCATGCACCACCGACACGAACTTTCGCATTGTGCAGAGCGAATATGGCGACTTCGTCGATGTGACTGAACCAGGACTTGGAGGCACCACTATCGTCATGTCCCGTGCCCAGGTACAAACCGAGAGCTGTGGTGTCCAGCGTTCCCGTGTACGCGATCTTTCGATGCAGCGTCCAGGTGACGCCATCCGGCGACGTGAAGACGTGAACGACTTTATCAGCGCCAATCATGCCGATGCCGATCCACGTACCGTTAGGCGTGGTGGTGCCCAATGTCACGTTCGATCCACCGGGATCGCTGACTGACACAGTTCCATTGGCGTAGAACTGGTTCGCGTCTGTGGCGCCATTACCGACGTACATGGCGACACCAATCGCTGCGGTGTTCCCCGACGTTTCTACATCGAAATCAAACTGGGTTGTGGAGGTGGTTGTTCCTGTTGGGCTCAGCCACCTGAACGCCAGAATGTTGTTTCGCAGGTTGTAGAATGTCTTTGGCGTGACGCCTGGGTAGGCAAGCTGGTCCTCACAGTTGAGAGAACCTCCGCTTACCGTCAAATCCGCTCCAGTGTTGCTTGTCCACAGCGAGCTATTAAGCGTGCTCCCCGTAAATGTGTCAATGCTGGTCTTGATCCCTTTGTACTGGCTCATGTTGTATCAAACCAGACAGAGCCGTTGACGATCGTCCCACTAGGGGTACCGCTTCCGACGTACGTCTTGGTTCCCGTTGCTGCGGCGTAGGTCGAGCCGCCGTAAAGCTGCACATCCGCCTTGTTGGTGTCTGTTGCACTAAGTGCGGTCGTGACGGTCTTCAGCTTCAGCGGCGAGACAGCCGAAGTGTCTTCCGTCCCGGTACTGACGTCTGAGGCCGAGGAAATGGTGACCGTGCCGTACACGCTCTCTGTCGCATTCGGAACGTCGCCACCGACCGAGCCGACCGGAATATCGGTGCCGTCCTTGGTGTGGAGCGTCAGAACATCGTCCGTGATGTCGGCGCCAACCACAGCGCCAGCCACCTGGGCATCGACGCCATCCTTCGTGTAACTGGTTACGTCAGCCATCAGCCCTCCTTCCTAAGAGGTCGTTCCGACAGTCCAGGTGTCGTCACCGTTGTCGGTAACTGCGTCGGAGTTGAGTTCGAACGTGCCATCACCATTGTCGGTCATGACAGCTGCTGGGGCGGTCACGCGGAAGGTGCCGTTCCCGTTGTCGGTGACGGTGAAGTCAGCGTAGGCGCCAACCATTGCCAGCACCTGGTCGAAGGCTGGAATATACGGGTCACTGGCATCCGTCCCGTACAAAGCGTCCTCAAGGTCGCTGATCGTGCCTGGATGAGCCACTCGGGTGTCGAGCATCAGGTGACCAGAGCCTTTGTAGCCAGAAACCGCCGGGGGCAAAACTGAAATTGCCCAGCTGAAGTCCCCTGGATCAGTATCGGCTGTCAGAGTCGCGTAAACAGACTCGGTTGGCTCGGCGAGGGCGTTGTAGACCAGGTGGATTCGGTAAGCATGGTCTTTGCCGTCGACATCGTTCCCGATGAGGGAGCGATAGGTCATGCTGAACGGCTGCCGTGGCTGATGCTTAATGAAGAATCCGGTGTCGACTTGGGCCGTGCCATCGCAGGCCAGAA